GTCGCTGTGCCGTGAGATCTTCATGCGTGCAGCGGTGGTCGTGGCGCAGTGGTGTGAGCAGAGCAACCAGCTTCAGCTGGTCGGTCAGTTCCATGACGAGCTGGTGGTGGACTGGGTGCCGACTGCGCAGATCAGTCCAGCCGGGGCGAAGAAGACGTTGAAGATACTGATGTCTGATGCTGCTCCGATGAAGTCGTTCCCGCTCGCGGCGGAGGTCCACTCGGACTACCGCTACATCAAGTGACAGACCAAGAGAGCCGTAGCCCGGCGGAACGGAGTGACGCCGGGCACGGCCCTCTTGGGAGAAAGGAACAAGCAAGATGAGTGTGACACATGTGGTCGGCATAGATCCAGGCCTGGTTCACACAGGCATGGTGAGCATGCTGTTCAACCTCGACAACCAGACGATCAACCTGCTGGACAGGGTGATCGACGGGCCGGATGCACGAGCAGTGCGGGCATCCATCCCGCTGCTCGGGCCGAAGCCGGTGAAGTTCATCGAGGGCTACCGCCCGAGGTCGAACTTCTACGGCGACAACAAGATGGTGCAGACCGTGGCCGAGATGGCACGGGAGATCAAGGCCACCGTCGTACCCAACATGGGTGCCAAGCAGATGGTGAGGCAGCCGTTGATGGAGCTGCTGGGTGTGTGGAAGTTCTCGACTGTCACACACCACCAGGACCTGCGTGCTGCTGCACGCATCGCTGTCTACGGCATGTTGAAGGACGACGAGCTGAACGACCTGATCGCCACCGTGGTACGTGACCACGTCGACGGTCATACGTGGAGGATCACGTAGAAAAAATTTCGCAACCACCAGAGAGGAACAGGCATGACAATGATCGAGCCTCGAGAAGAGGCAACGACGGAGATCGTCGCGGAGGTGATCGACGGTAGACGTGGAGTCTACGGTCAGCCGACCGAGACGTTCGCACGAGTGGCGCAGATCTGGTCCGGTATCACCGGCCACGAGATCAACGCGTGTGACGTGCCGCTGATGCTGATGGGCTACAAGATCCTGCGTACGCAGGTGTGCCCCACGTACAGCGACAACAGTGATGACATCGAGGGGTACCTTGCGATCTTCCGGGAGATCGTGGGTGAGGACATGGTCCACGCCCGGTCGGTGTCTGAGTACCTGGAGAAGCGATGACCGCGCTCGAGTTCTACATCGAGGAGCTGCGTGCAGCACTCGCTGACAACGACACGCGGAAGATCCGCCGGATAGCGCTCAGCGTGATCCACGCCTACGACGCGGAACAGGAGGAAGCAGATGAGCAGCGGCAGAGCGCAGACGATGCAGCTGGTGAAGGACCTGCGTAAGCAGGGGTTCGAGGTGGAGCGCACGGGGTCGGGTCACTGGAAGGTGACCCACCCTGCGCGGGGTGGGTGTGTGGTGATGGCGTTCAGCCCCAGCCATACCGGCCAGCACCTGACGCTGAAGCGTCTGAGGAAACTGGGGTACCGGCCATGACGGAGATCGAGGAGCCGACACCACCGTGGCTGACAGCGAAGATCGACCAGCGCGTGGCGCTGATGCTCGACACGCTGGGCCCGGCTGTGTCCGGGTTCGATGAGTACACCGTGGTGATGACTCCGTTGACCGAGCCGGAGGAGGACGCGACGCCGGCTGAGATCCAGCGGTGGGAGCGGGCCTGCGACAACTGCGGTAGGTACTGCCATGTGGGTGAGAACTTCTTCACCGGCCACCTGGTGCGGAACGTTGAAGGTCACCAGGTGATCTTCATGTTCGGTGCCTGCCCCGAGTGTGCGAGGAAGGGAAGGTCATGACCGAGACACTGGATGCGATCGCATCCCGGATCGGGTTGAGGTTCTTCGACTACCAGATCGAGGCACTCATCAACGCTGGGCAGCAGACCGGGCCGGCGCCCAGGCTGTGCCTGTACTACAAGACGGGTGCCGGCAAGACGTTGACTGCCCTCGCCGCGGTGAAGCGGTGGGGTCACAACGAGGTGGTGGTGATAGCGCCACCCTCGACACACAACGACTGGATGCTGCTCGGGTTCAAGCTGAAGGTCGTGGTCGAGTGCATGTCGCACGCGAAGTTCCGTGCCAAGAACGTCCGGCTGAGCCGGACGAAGGCGATCATCGCGGACGAGTTCCACCTGTTCGGTGGTCACCGTGGTCAGGGCTGGACCAAGCTGAAGCGGTTGGCTCAGGGGTTGGAGGCGCCGCTGGTGCTGGCGTCTGCGACGCCGAACTACAACGACGCGGAGCGGGTGTTCTGCATCCAGTCCATCCTGGACCCGATGTCAGTGAAGGGTGGGTACATCCAGTTCCTGTACGACAACTGTGAGCTCGAGGCGAACCCGTTCGGGCGGGAGCCGCTGGTGGTCGGGTTCATCCGGCACGCCAACGCAGCCGAGTACCTGGCTGCGTTGCCGCTGGTGGAGTACCTCGAGGACGACCTGGTCTACCAGATCGTCGATCACATGGTGCCGACGTACCCGCCGGACGAGCTGACGAGGTACGGGTTCAACCGGCGCAGGCACCGGATCATAGCGAGTGCGATCGAGGAGCGTCACACCCTGGCGTTCCAAGGGCTGGTGGGCCAGGATGGACGGATCCATCAGCACGTGCTCGACCATCTCGACACCATCGGGGCTGTTCGTCCGGTGCTGATCTTCTGTGCCCACGCCACTGTGGCGGAGGCTCTTGACCTGTCCCTCGCGGACGCTGGACTCAGGGTGGGTCTGGTCACCGGACAGACGCCGGCCAAGAAGAAGAGCGCAAGACTTGAAGCATTCAAGGATGGCGTGCTCGATGTGCTGGTAGGGACAGCGACCCTGGCCACCGGCACCGATGGGCTGGACAAGGTGTGTGACTGGCTGGTCATCTTCGATGACACGGACGATGACGCTCTGCGTCGTCAGCTGATCGGTCGGATCATGCCGCGTGGAATGGACGTGGACGCGAGCAGGAAGAACGTCCACCGCCTGGTACTGCAGTGACTTCCTCACCTCGGTGAACGGGGAGGGTTGGCCCGACCCTGGGTCAACACCGAGAGGGAGGAGACGCCTGTGTCTGATGACATCGAGCGTCGTGTCAAGCGACTGCTGGACCAGCTGGAACGTCCGAATCTCCCCGACCACGAGGTCGAGGCGATCAAGGAGAAGATCGAGTTCCTCCGGGGACTGCAGTCGTGAAAGGTGTGGCAGGGGCCGTTGCGTGAAGCGGCCCCTGCCCCACCGGGATGAAAGGAGCACGCATGCTAGAGCCCAAGACCCGGAAGGAGCTGGCTACCTATGCCTTCAGTCTCGCTTCCGGTCATCAGCTGGTGCGCCACCGTGGCGTCACCTATATCCCTGCTGACTATGAGACCCGTGACGTGTCCGTTCCACCGGACATCGACCGTACCATGTGGTTGCCGCTGAGCCTGGAACAGGTGGAGCGGATGGCTGCCGACGAGTTCGACATCTTGTTCGCCAACTCCTCGGAGCTGGTGAACTACGACTACATGGTGGCGCAGAACGCCAGTCACAACGACAAGCCGGTGACGTCGTTGCTGGTCAGGACCCAAGCAGGGTTGAGAGAGCTGGATCACCGTGGTGATCTGGTGGCACCGAGTGGGGACTTCCGTCCCAACACGTTGGTGCCGATGCTGAACGAGGACAAGGCCGACAAGGACTACGTCTTCGAGGTTGTGTCGGGTTGGCTCAACTCCGACGAGGAGGCCGAGTCGTTCCTGAAGCACCTGGCGTCCAGCCTGTCACCAGGCTGGTCGGCAGTGAAGTACATCCTGCTGATCGGTGAGGGCAGGAACGGGAAGTCTGTGGCGTTGAAGATGCTGCAGCACCTGTTCGGTGCGGAGAACGTGTCGAGTGTGACTCGGCAGATGATCTCCGAGCAGAGCCCGGTGGTCACCGAGCTCAACGGGAAACTGCTGAACATCGTCTTCGACGGTCAGGCGGTGTACCTGAAGGACAGTGGAACGGAGAAGTCCCTGATCGCGGGTGAGCCCGTGTCGATCAGGAAGCTGTACGAGTCCAAGTCGACGCAGGTGCAGACGAACGCCTTGTTCCTCGAGGGTCTGAACCGTGAGCCGAAGACGAGCGACAAGTCTGCTGCCCTGCAGAAGCGGTTGGTCCGGTTCCAGTTCCCGAACGTGTACCGGCTGGACCACCGGTTCGAGCGGCGGATGCTGAGCGAGCGGATGCTCGGTGCGCTGCTGTCGCTGCTGGTCGACCGCTACATCCTCGAGGATGCGGTGGCCGGCGAGCTGGCGCCGACGAGTCGTGCGCTCGAGCTGCAGCTTGAGCAGATGCTGGTGAACTCCACGGGTCTGCAGTACCTGAAGTACGTGGAGGACACCGAGCCGAACGGGGTGAACTCCCTGTTCGGTGAGGAGTTCAGTGTGGTCGTGACGGGGTTCAAGTCGTGGCGGCTGCACACCGAGAACGATCTCGGTGGTTGGTCCGAGCCCGACGTGTTCGCTCAGTTCCAGCCGTTGCTGGAGACCGAGCGGAAGTCGGTGAGGTCCAACGAGAAGGTGAGCAAGGTCAGGTTCGTGGTCGGCTTGAAGGAGGAGGCGGCTGCGTTCATGGAGACACAGAGAGCGGAGGATCCACATGACGACATCACTGCCTTGGTGGAGGACTGACGTCTACGACACCGAGGAACGGAACGTGGCGTTCATGAACTACGCCGGACCGAAGGGCACCGCCCTGGTAAGGGTGTGGCCTGATGGTCGGACCGATACAGGCTGGGGACTTACGTCCACGTCCGGTCCGGGGTTCATGGAGAAGTACATGCGTGGCGAGTTCGACGAGCGTCGCATCCTGTACGGCTACCGCCGCGGCAGGTGGGCGTACGCCTACGTGATGCGGTCGGTGCTGCTGGTGTGCATCGACATCGACGGGAAGAACGGTGGGCTCGACCATGCCAAGAGGCTGGGCGTGCTGCCGCCGACGATGGCGGAGACGTCGAAGTCGGGGGACGGGTACCACCTGTTCTACGTCGTCGACGACAAGTGGGATGCGGTCAAGGGCTACGGCCTGCTGAACGATCGCATCGGTGTCGAGCAGGGCGTGGACTTCCGGGCGACCGGATGCGTCTACCACTACGACACGCAGAGGTGGAACGGGAGGCAACCGGCCAAGCTGCCGGACCACCTGTTCCAGATCTTGAACGCACGCGATCAGAAGATCGCTGCGACCGCAGCCAGGATCACGAAGGTCCTGGCGAACGAGGATGAGATGGAGGTATTGATGATGCACGACGAGATCATCGACGACCTGAAGAAGCCGATGCCGCAGGGGAAACGCAACCAGACCCTGTTCGCCATCGGCAGCCAGATGCAGCAGGCGCAGATCCCTGGCTGGGAGGAGCTGCTGCAGGACAGGGCGCTCGATGTCGGCCTGCCGGCGGACGAGGTCGCCAAGCTGGTGGCCAACATCAACAAGTACGGCCTGCCGTGAGCGACCCGATGGACTGGCAGCCCAAGATCGGCCAGGAAGTGTATGTCCTTGACCCGCTTGGGTATGAGGGCTACGCGGAGGTCGAAGAGGTTCAGCTGAAGCCACACCATTCGGTGCGGGTGAAGATGAAGAGCATCGTCGACCGGACTGACCAGAGCAAGGTGGGCCAGTCCGTATGGGTACTCACCGGTCACGTTCACCTGGTGACGTCATGACCGACGAGTTCCACGCCAAGCAGCTGTCGCTGCCCTGCGCGTGGTGCGGGGCTGCGCCGGGTGATCGGTGCCGGTCGAAGTCCGGCAAGGCGGTGTCGTTCCACTCGCGTAGGTTCTACGCGGCGAAAGCTCAGCTGCGGCGTGAGCAGCAGCCGAGCCAGCGAGGGAAGTGAGACGAGAGCCGGGACCCAATGGGTCTCGGCTCTCTCTTTTTTGGGGGGTACGATCTCGCTCATGGCGTCACTGGATGACCAGAGTCTCCTGACCGAGATCGAGATTCTCTTGAAGAAGAGGTTCGACAAGGAGGAGGCCAACAAGCACCGTATGCCGTCGACGGCACACGGTGCGCAGTCGGCAGCTCGGATCGACCAGCTGGTTCTGCCTGACGAAGAAAGAGCAAAAATGCCATTCACCAAGGACAAGTTCTTGGTGAAGGAGAACCCGCACTTGGTTCAGTGGGAGCGCGAGGTTCGCAAGTTCGAGCGCAACTTGTCGCCACAGACTGGTCACCGCATATCGGCTGTGATGATCTACGAGTGGGCCACAGGGATTCGGGTGGCTGAGCTGATGGCCGATGGTGGTACGGCTGGACCTGATCTCATGAAGATCAACAAGTGCCTGCGCTTCTACTTCGGCAAGCCGTACATGACCTACATCTGTGGTCGCAAAGTGCTGAACGCATATCGGGTTCCACCCGGTTACTACATCCGCCGGCATCGTCCGATGACGCTGACGTTGTACGCGGAGCACTGCGAGGGGACGCTCTATCCGTGACGTACGGGAAGCCCGTAAGGATTGAGCCGGACGGTACGCATGTCTATGCGAACTACCACCGGTACAAGCCGGTGCCCAAGGAGAAGCGGAAGTACGCGGTCAGGAAACCATCGGATCCCGATGCTTTCAGAGTCGGGGGCGTGTGGTACCTGCCGCTGCCCCTACTGCCGGACCAGGCCCGTGAGATGCCTGAGACCGTCCCTGACGAGGAGACGCTGAATCACCGGGCCTACTGCCGGTGCGAGGTCTGCCAGCGCCCTGGCGCCGTGCTCCTGTGGCGCAGGGCACACGGTCTGGGCTGGGCTACACGCGCATCTGGGATTCAGCCTGCTCCAACAGGGCCTCATCAGTCAGTGCCCCACCCTCGAGCCGCTGGAAGATCTGAGCGATCGAGTCGAGGTCCTTGGCTAGCACGGCCTGGAGGAACAGGGTAGCCGCGGTCTTGTCGAGAACG